AGTTCTCCTAAAGAGGACTCCAGTTCCTTGTTTCTCTTTTGCTCGACCTTTAGGGCCTTGCGTAGTTTCTTTACAAGGTCTGTATCAGAATCAAAAGATGCGACTGTAACATCATCATCCTCATCTTCATTTTCATCCCAGTAGTTATCGCGGTTGTTGCTCATAGCAACCTCTCCCTTTTCTTAGTAGTTGGCGTACGCCGCAATATAAATAGGGGCATCTATATTGGCTCGTACTATCGGTCTTATACACCGCATGGGGCCGATGGATCCATGTCGGGATTCTAGTTAGGCTTGGTACATTCCTGTACTAAGCGATTGTGTAGTTATGCCTGATTGTCCTTGAAGTGATCTTGCGTATTGTTCAGCAAGTCTCTTGCGACGCTCTGACTCAAGTCCTTTATATTGTTCTGCTTCAAGTTCTGACTGAATAGTAGCAGCGTCTTTAGCACCAGCACCTTCATAAATACCTGAGTACTTAGTTAAAGGTTCTAAAGTTTGAGATATCTTTTCGTATCCTTGAGAAGCAAGTGCTGTAACTTCAGCCTCACTAAATCCTTGAGCAGTCAATCCTGCGCCATATTGCTGTGCAGTAGTTACGTTAAACGGAGCAAGTGTATTTGCTCTACGTACTGCCTCAAGGGCAAATGCGGCAGTATTTACGTTTTGCTGCATCTTTTCAGTACCAACATTTGGGTCTAAATAAAAGTCAGTTAGGTCTGTTTCATTGTTAATAAAACCAAGAGTTTGTAAAGTTTTTACTCTATCAGGGTCTGCATTAGTTGCTAATAATCTAGCAGTATTTGCATCCTTATCAAGAGTTGCAACGCTCTTCTTGTTTGATAAATATTTCTGTATATAGTCTTGACTAGTAAATTTAGAGGCTAAATTATACTTACTCGCAACGCCCTTATATCCCTCAATAGTATTAAATAGGGTTGCAGCATCATACTTATCTGTAAGTTTATCATTGTAAAATCCATACTTATTGTAGAATGGAGATGCTAATACGGTTCCTGATTTAGTTGTAAATGATTTAGTGTTTAAGTAAATACTTACAGCAGACTCACTATCAATACCCTCTTTTAATAAAGTCTGTAAGAATGGAATAGAATCCTCTACTAAGTCTGCAGGTAATCCTTTTGCTAGTAATACAGCCTTTAGAACCTGTACGTTAGTAGTACCTAATGTTTCTTCTTGTTCTACTGACTCAAAATATACAGAAGCAATACTACCATCTGCATTATAGGTGGTAACATTGTATCCAATTAATTTACCCTTGCTATCATATACAGGGGTTCTAGTAGGCGGTCTTACTTCTCCACCAGTAGGAGTTGTACTTGGCGGTGTATATCCAGGAATAAATGTGTTTGTAGGACCAGTTGTTTTTCCAACTCCTGGTTGCGCAGGTGTTTTCGCTGGTGTTTTCGCTGGTGTTTTAACTGCAGGAATACCACTATAACCACCTGATGATTTAGTAGTTGGCGCACCATATAAATTTAAACTTTGAGAAATTGTAGGCGCTGTAGGTTTAGCAATAACTGCAGGTGTTCCTACCTTAGTACTTGCTTTAGCCTTAGCGGCTGCTTGAGCAGCAGCGGTTTGTGATCCTCCAGCGGCCATTATCTACCCAACTCTCTTGTTAAAGTCTCGCCTAGTGCTGTAGCCTGTTGAATAGCCATTGGGCTTGTAGCATAACGAGGATCACTAAGAACAAGATTATTTAATTCTATTTCATTCATAGGGCGATAGTTTCCCTTTTCATCTTTATAGTTTAGAGCCTGGACAATCAATTTATCATTAACTTGAACTGTGCGACCAAAGGATTTTCTTAACATTTCCTGTAATGGTTTAGCGTAGGTCATCACGTCATCACCAGCAAGTAACTCATTTTGGATACCTAGGAATTGTTTAGATGCAACTCTTCTTTGTTGATTTATATAATCACTTAATGTCTGAGTTGCTACCTTGTCATCAGCAGATGAGATAACTTGCTTGATTACACCAGCAACTGCAGGTAGATCAGGCTCAGGTAGGAAGTTATTTCTGTAGGTGCTAACAATTTGGTCATATATTGACTTGACTTGTCCACCTAGCCCATCAGCAGCAGCAACATCAAAGTTCTTAACTAGATAATCTGCCAAGAATTGTTGTTGTTCTTTCTCAGTAAATCCTTCGTTCATAGATGTTGTAGCAGATGTACTAACATCACCTTTAGTTCTAGAAGTGGTAATTGATTTAGTCTGTTGTCTTGTAGCCTCAGCATTGTGCAATTTCATGAATTCATCAATTTGGTTCTGGGCCGGAAACTCTCCAAACATACGATAGTACTCATTTGATAGAGTAGACTTGGCATCTGTTGGATCAAGTAACTTAATTGCTGTAGCAATATTTTTGTTAAACTTAACTTCACCAGCACTCTTGTTAGTGTATAAATTCTCTAAAGTTGCTAAGAATGGAATACCATTTTGTAGGGCTATTCTTGATACATCTTGCATAGCCTTAATATCTTTGTTTCCAATAATTCCACGTTGAGTAGTATCATCAGATAGACCGCTTTGGCGCAGTAAGGCTTGGATATAATCTAATTGATTTATATAGCCAGGTTTAGATGATGGTGTATTACGCCAATTTAATAAATAGTTTCCAACAGCATAAGAATAAGCAACTGGATCTGAATAGTTTTGAGATTTAGTTTCAAAAGAATCTTTTGCTTGAATTTGGGCAAGTTGAGTTGCCTGTTCTGCCTGAGACATTTGTGGACCTGTATTAAACGGCAATTTATTCCTCAACCTTCAACTTAGAAGCAAATACCCCGTAGTACATACGGGCAAATGCTGGATTGTTAATCATTAACTGTGTAGCCAAAAGATCTAATTTCTTAGCCTCTTCTTTAGCAAGCCAGAAACCTGAACCAATTCCAGGAGTAGCGGTGGTTCTAACTTCTTGTAAATATTGTTCTAAATTTTTATATGCTGCATAAAATTGAGAAGTCTCTTTATAAATAGGAGACTGTTCAAACGCAGGTTCTAATAATGCTTTACCTATGTTTGCAATTTTCTCTTCAACAGATCCAATATCAACTGACATAACAGGAGCATTTCCACCAAATTGTTCATTTAGTCTTATTACTTCATCTGTATACCAAACGTCAGTATATCCCATAGTTGCTTGTTCTTCAGAGATCTGTGATTTAGCCATTTGATAAACAATATTTTCGGCATACTGTTCTAACTCTTCAGGACGTAGATTACGACGACGACCTGTGGCTTTCTGCCAGTTATAGTATGCAGTTGCTGCTTCTCCACCAGGGAAGAAGTAGGGAACAATGTCTCCAGATTTAGTAGAGTACTTATCTGCCATATCTGGATTGTTATTTAAGAATGACCAAGCATCACCAGTACCACGAACAGAACGTGTAGAACCAGCAAGTATAGGCAATAAATTCTTAATACCAAAAGTGTCAGAAAATTCACCAATAGCACCAAAATAATCACCTGGGTACTTCTTGCTAATCTGTTCATAAGCACTGTATAGGGCAGTCTGAGTTCTTAAAGAGCCATTTTTGTCTTTAGCAAATACTTCTTGAGAAGGAGTTGCAGGAGCAATAGATTGGAAGAAAGCAGTAAATAAACCAGTCCAACGTGATAGACCACGAGCATCATTAAATATCTCGTTACGTTGAGCATCATCTGCTAATGGATTATCTCCATATTTACCAGTTGATGCTAGGTATGAAGCCCAGTCTTTTACACCACGCTCTACTTGAGTATCATTATTGACTATAGATAAAAATGTTTTATTAAGCCAAGATGGCAATACAAAACTTCCAGCATCTTTAGGCTCACCAAATGGAAAGATAATTTGACGCATAGCGTCCCATCCAGGACCAAATGCTTTAGATCTTCCAGTTGCAGCATAAGTTATTTGACCAATTGGACCAATACCAGGTACTAATGGGTTAACTGCACCAAATGCAAGGTTTAAAGATTGAACAGGAGCAGTAATTTGTAATGCTTGGGCTGTATCAATATTCTTACCAGCCATAGCACCAATTACGCTACCTGCTAATGGATAACGGAATCTAGTCTCGCCAAATTCATCTTTGTAAAAGAATCCTTGATTCTCTTCATATTTAGTTCCAGTTATGTCATAGATAGCACTTGAACCTTCTTGGGTTAAAGCGTTATATGCACGACCAATCTTGTAGAATTGGGTTGGATTATCTTTTAGAAGTTGACTCCATTTATAGATAGTATTAAATTGTGCTTGTGCGAAAGGGAACACCAGTCTCATAGCATTAGCATACTGTCTTTGTTCAGCAGCATTATAGAATAAACCCTTAGTATATTTAGCAGCCTTTTGGGCAGCCATAGAGTTCATTGTTTCTAATGAAATACCATTAGTTACTGACTTACCTTTTTTGCGGGCAGAAATTTCTTTTTTAATAGCACGAAGTGTTGGTTGACGACGAAGGCTTATACTCTTTCCACCAATAGTTAATGGTTCTAAAGATTTTTCGGCATTCTTTAATAATGCTTCTAAAGCGTCATCATTAACCATGTTAACATAACGACCTACGTAATCCCAATAAGACATACGGAATTCAGGGGCAAAGTTAACAACATTTTCTATTTTAGTAGAGATTTCAAAGAACTTATCTGTTGCTTTAGTTAAGAAAAACATATTTTGAGCGCCCATTCTTTTATCTCTTGGGGCAATAACTGTTGATCCAGTCATTTCATCGCTAGGAAATATTTTTCTTAAACTATTTCTAAATTCATTTTCCTTCATTTCATCAAGGGACTTGGCCTTTTTGTAAGAAGGAATCTCTATCTTTTTACCATTTACTATTGCTCGACCATCGGCAAGTAATGTCTTTATGTCTACTGATCTAGGGCCAGTTCCTGCCACGTTATTAATATAACGCGCTACAGAACCAGTTGATGTAGGATCAAATAAATATACTTTTACGTTTTCTGGTATGAAGTTTTCTGGAGATAAGTCATATCTAGGATTTTTTAAACTTCCTTTATTACTACTATCTCTTAAAAATATCTTAGCAAACTCTGCCTTACCAACACCATTTCTGCCACCTTGAATCAGGGATTCTAATACACCAGCAAATTTATCGCCTTTACCTTGAATCAAAAGACGAACCAATTCATCTTCTTGACCATCTAGTAATGCTCTAGCAACCATTGGTATTATTTTATCTGTATGAGCCCGTATTAAAGTATGGGATAGACCTAAATGGAATCTATCACTTTCAGTACCTATTGCTTCATAAATTTTACCAACAAAAGCAAATCTTGGATCACCAGAGTTGTAATCCTTCATTAATAATTTAAAGTGTTCTTCTACAGCCTCTGATAGTCCAGCATTTACTTCAGCGTCTTTACCTACAAGTTTATTTCCCAATACATCGTTGTTATATTTTGCAATTCTACCAAGTAATTGTCTTACCTTACCACCCTCTTCACTGCCTGCTATCATCGCTAGATAACCTAGTGGGTGATTAAACAATGAATCGTGTCCTGAGAAATATTGACGGAATTGCATTTCACCAATATTGCGCATAATGTAAGCAGCACGGAATGCTAATTGACCAGTTCTCCAACGATCACCAAATTCATTACTAAATACAGTGATTGCTTTTCTAGCACCATATACAGCCTTTTGGTCTTGATATTGCTTAATTAAAAGTTTAATATCTTTTGAATCTGGCAATCTAATTACATCGTCTAAGAATTGGTATTCAAATATAGCCTGATCACCAGCAAATGTGTGAGTAGTTCTTTGTCCATTAATCATTACGCCATCTAAAGATACTTGTTCGTTATATGCTAATTTTTCAGGAACGTACTTTTTGATTATAGCATCGTCTTCTGCTCTAATTCTAAATGCTTCAGCAATTTCTTTTGCTAGATTATCATCAAGAGGATCTAGTTTTCGGGCTATCTCGACATGGGCTTTTTCAAATTCTTGAAACACTACAGCAGAACGTATTTGTGGTGTTGGCGCAGCAACAATTCTGTTTACTGTATTTGTTATAATATCTTCATCTAATCCAGCAGAAGACATCCAGTCTTCCATGCCATTTACAAGTCTGTCCAAATCATCAAGTGGCAATACTGTTGATCTGCTAAAGTAACGTCCAAATCCTCGTTCAATTCTTTCAACTTGAGAAATTGCTTTTTCAGCAAGGCGTGGTGAAACCTTAAATAGTGGACTGTTACCTAACTTTGCTGCTTCTCCCTTAAGAGTTAAAGAACGGAATACTTTTGGGTCAGATGTAGGCGCTGCTAAATGCTTTAAGAAGATAGATAATACTTCATCAACTGTAGTAGCATCAACTAATTCTTTAGTCATTTCTACATCTAGTTTACGACCAAATAATCTATGTAAACGTGAGAAGTCTTTCTCATTTGCTACTACTTCTGCTATACGAGAAAAGTTTTTACCAAGTAAGTAGGTTGCAGCCTTATTCAGGTCACCTTTTACTGCTCCACCAAAACCATCAATTAGACCAACTTCTGATCTATAAAATTCTTTTAGGTATTGATTATCGGCAATATCCATTTCAAGATCCATAAGTTTAGCAATACCTATGTTCTCAGGATCATTAAGAAGTTGTTTAACTAAATCTGGATCCGCAGCAGCATAATCACGAAGGATTTCAATTTCTTTTAACTTACCATCAATTCCTGCACGAGCAGCCTGAGCCGCTTCTAATGCATTTCTAGCATCTGCTACTTCTTGATCTGCATTTTTTATGGATTCAACTAACTTAGCACCTAATGAACTGCCCATTTCGGCTTTACCTGAGATAGCAGTAAGAGTATCTGTGATACCTACTCGACGTGCTCCAATAGCATCAGCATTCTTGATTACAACGCCACCAATACCATTATTAATAGCACGGATATTAGCATAACCATCAGCAACCCAAGTATTTTCAATAGCATCTGTTACAGCAATAACTAATTCGTCATTTTTAGTTGCAACTGCTCTATTTAGTAATGTAGATACACTTTCTGTACCTTGATTACTAACAAGATCATCAATAGATGATTTGAATGCATCTGACCCATTTGCACCTTTTGTGATATATTTAGTTAGAGCAAACTTTAACTCATCTGTAATATCAGGTCTGTTTAATTCTAATTTAAGAGCATCCCAGAAATTACCACGACGTTGCATTTCATCAGCAATCTCATCTGCAGTAGCATCTTTGTATGTCTTAGCAATATCATATATGTCTAGATCTTTATCTTTAGCAGCAGTAACAATATACTCGCCATTATCAAAAGCACCAAATGATAGTTTACCAGCCTGTGGTAATTCTTCCATATAGATGCCAGTAAAGGCTCTACCTGTATTAATGTAATCTGCATCTAACTGAGCAATTTGATCAATTACACCTTGTGATTTCTTTTCAGCAAGGTTCTTCATTACGAAGTCGCCAATATTGACATCTGAAATAGTTTCAATAACCGCAGGATCACCCTGAGTTTTCTCTAAACGTCCAATACCTGTAGTTAAGGCTTTACCTAGGCGTTTGATATTAGCGTTGCTTTTAGACTGTTCTTTTTTAACTAAATCTCTTTCAGCCTTCATGTAGGTATTGTCTATATTACGACGTATTTTCTTTTCAGTACCTACGCGTTCTTTTACTGTTTGTTTATCTTGCTTAACAATACTTTTAATATCAGCAATCTTGGCTGCTTGCTTTGCATCTTCAACTGCTTGAGCAGCGGTCTTAGCAACCTGTAGTTCTTTGCCACCCTTAATAACTTTTGTTACAGAACCAGGTCCAAGCCATAGAGATGGGTCAGTTCCTACAGCAAGTGTAGCATCTACGATACCTGACATTACTCGATATGGTGTACTATTAGGATCTGCACCTAGGCTATTCATTAAGTTACGGCCTAATGTAAATGATTTACCATTAATACGTCCATAAGAGGACATAGCCTTAGCCTGTGCAGCGCCTACTTTACTTTCAGGGCTAACAAAGAAACCAGAACCAGTATCAACTGGACCCTTACCAGTAACTAAACCACCAGTTGCCCGTAAAAGTTGTCCTAAGTTAGTTTCTTCACCAATAAGTTCACTTAAACTAATATTGTTAATTAATTCAGTTGTACTAATTTCGCCTTTGCCTTTGGCATATAGGTTTCTACCAACGTTAGTTATGTATTGATAAGGTGCCTGTAAGGCAGCAAACCCAAAACGAGTAGTACCTTTTAAGACCCCGTATATACCTTCATGAAAGCCTTTATCTTTATCGGCTTGGCTTTTAATATTATCAACGTTAATTAAATCTTGTTTTAATTGAGCAATACCATCATTTGCTGACAGTTTCTCAATGCCTTTAGTGTTAGCATTAAGTCCTATTTTAGCAGCGCTAAGTAGATAATCTTTGCTTTGGTTAGGAAACTTGGTTAATAAAGAGTTATAGTTCTGTATTGTAAGTTGATCTAAGCCAGCAAGTTGTTGATCTACAAGATTGCGATAATTGCTCGCTATAGGATCAATGTCAAATATGCTTGTATATTTATTTTTATTCCAAGACGCTGATAATGGATCAGTCATTAACGACCTTCTTGTTGAAATGACTCCATGAGTCTGCGATTTTGTGGAGTAGGATCCATTAAGAACATAGCGCGTGCAATAAGAGCATTATTATCAGGAGCATCAACAGGAACTTGTAAGACTTCTGGACCAGCGCCAGCAGTTCTACCAGCAGCACCTGTAGAAATAGGGTCTCCACTAGTATCCATTTGGTCTAACGGAGAAACTCTAACATTAGACATCATAGATTGATTTCTTATAGGTGTTGGATTAAATGTAGCACTAGGTGTTTCCGTAGAAGCAGCAGTTGCTATTTGTTCCAACTGTGTTCTTTGAGAGTATGTACCACCTGGAGCATTTTCAATTTTTGCTTCTCTTTGAATTTTTGCTACTCTTTCAGAAATATTTTGGTCAGTACGGCTTGAACCAGGTCCAACGCCACTTACAACTTCTTTTTTATCCATAACATCTCCTACTTAGTAAATTGTGTTTTAACGTTTACGGGGCCACCGCACCATACGTTGTATTGAATTGCAACATTAACTGCTTTTTTAGCAGCACTTGCTGCTTTGGCATGTGTCTTTGTTTCTGTATCCATTGTTGCTAACGCACCAAGGGCTATAGACCCACCAGAACCAATACCATATAAACCTTTATCATCACGCATGTAACCAAAGTCATCAGTTACTTGATATATTTTTCCATTAAAACAGATTAATGCGTCCCATCCTGCATCATCATCTGCCTTACTCTTTGGATTTGGGTCATAACCTGCATCTGCAAGCACTTGTCTTATAGATGGAAGTACTCTAATCATCATAAAACGATCAGATTCTTGCGTTTTAATTACTTTAGGTGGTTGCCATAGGTTATAAATGACATCACCTGCGGTTGCATCACCTGCAACTGCTACTAAATACTCACCAATTTTAACTATCTTGTCGCATCCCTTTGCTACATAGGGTCTATCTGTATATGTAGTCATGGAATCTGCTGCTAAAACAGCCCAACCATTACCTTGAATTCCTACGATTGCAGTCATTGTCCCCTACTTAGTTATGCTTGTCCTTGTAAACCTGCCAAAATTGTCATTAGATCTGGTGCGCCTTGTTGAGGGGTTCCACCAGAAGCGGATCCAGGAGTGGCTGGGGACAGGGGAGCCTGCTCTGCTGGGGCTTGTGAACCTGGTGGAACCATTCCAGACTGCGCCTGTGCCATTTGTTGCTCCTGCGGAGTAGGTGCAGGAGGAGTGAATACAGCCAGCGCAGCATTCTCTATGCTTTCCCCGTTACGTGTGCGTGTAATAACATCAGCGATATTCTTAATCATCGGTGATGGATCTTGTCCTTGAGCCGCCATGGCAGGAATTGCTTGTGCAGTTGCTGTGATAGCAGCGCTCAAGTTAGAACGCATCTTTTCAATTTCAATCTTTTGTTCTTCCAAAGTAACGTTAACGGACCATGGAAGTTCTCTACGGATGAAGTCTTTAGATACTAATTCAGCACCTAATGCTTGTAGTGAAAAAATTAGAGCGCGTGATGGGTCAAGACCAGCCATCAATCCATAGCGTACTTCAATTGAAGAGTCGCCCTTGATGTCTTTGCTTGGTGTGTACTTTAACTCGTACGGAGTACCCTGTGCGACACCTCTAACTGATTTTTCTACGTTAAATACCATTTCGTCAACTTCGAAGCAAGTCTTAATAACTTCTTCAAATGTTTCAGCGAGAATGGTTTGCCCAGCCTTGATTTGTGAATCGAAGGCTCCAAGTAGTGCTTGAACACCTTGGCCAGTAATTACACTAGCATCAATTGTTCCAGATCTACCTTCAGGATAACGAGCACCTAAGCGCATTTCTGACTGAAGTGCTGCTTGCTCCTGAAAAGCAGCAGATGGTATGTCAAGTTTGACACGACCAACTGTTTGCGGTTGGGATGTGCGAATAATCGCATCTGGTCCCATAGGCAAATCTATAACATCAGTAGGAACAACTAGAGGAGCCTGAATAGCCTTCTCTGCTGCTTCCATACTTAGATTAGCAAAACGTGCTCTTGCTAACTGTACATATAAAACATCATCAAACTGTCCGCGTGGTTCTTCGTCAATGCCAGGTTTACGAGCAATAAATGTAAGCATCTTGCCTACAGGATTTTTAGCCTCGTTTAATATTAAATTACCACGGCTAGGTACGTAAAGAACAATATTATTTCGATCTGTGTAGCGGATAAGTTCCACAATAGCATTGGTATTTTGATTGTAACCAAGTTGCCCAAGTATTGCACCAGCATATTCAGGATACTCATTTGCTAACTCCCCAATTGTTTTCATATAACGTTTAGCATATGCTACGCAACGGCCAAACCTATCAAACTCTGGATATGCTCCAACAGGATCTTCTACTCTAATACGAGGAAGATTAGTTTCAAAATCTAATTCAATGTGAATAGGTAAAAAGCCATAAGTGAAATACCAATCAGCACCCCAGTACATCTGTGATTGTAGACGTGATTGATAAACATAGTTGTTAGCAATCATGCCACGCTTATCAGCAAATGATCTAGCGCGATCTGATGTAGTATTAGTTGTTGAACAGTTAAATGATGGAAGTGGAGCAAGTACTTCTGCTAGGTCGCGTGCTGCAACATCTACAAAGTTTGCAACCATCGCTGAGTTCATTCCCTCTGGGAACAGATCAGGGAAGACTTCAGTCATCTTACCCTTACGTACAGAAAGGATATCTGACATACGAGCATCTCTAGAAGAGTAGCGTTGCTTTAGATTATCAACGCGTTGCGCGATAGTCTCAATATTGACTGCCATTAGTTTCCTATTCGAATGAAGACATTTCGTAATCGTTTACATTTACAGTAAATCGATTATCGATTTGTTTGCGAGTTGCCCACTTATTTCTAATATGGGTTTGATTAATATTTCCGTTATTAACAATTTCACGGGCTCTTAGTTCACAGAACCATAAAGCCATTACGCAGTCTGTAGGACCACGTGTATCAGGTTTCCAAGTAATCAATTGCTGTATTAGAGCCTTGATACCTTCAGAGCCTTCCTGAGAAGGAAGTTCTATTAGGTTGTTATCTTGATGTAGGTTATTTCGCATAGTGCCAAATAGACCAGACATCGCGGCTACACCAAAAGATGTGTCCCACTTGTTTTTACCTGTGAATTGACTTGAGAATCTAATGCCTCGAGAGGCTAGGTATGAGTTTAGATCTGCGTCTAAGGCGTAAGCCTTCTGATGCGCATTAGTCTCAATTCGTAGTTCTTGAGGATTGTACTTAACGCACCAGTCCTCAATCAACTCTTGGATCTTAGCGGGAGTTGGGTCTTTCATATTCTCAACATCTAGTATGTACCGTTTACGCGTCATGCGATCTACAGTCATAACTACTGCCGCTGTTCTACCACTCATCGCTGGGTCTAAGCCCATGATGGTGTAGTAAGCACCTGCTTCTTTAGGGTGTCCTGCTGCTCCTGGTTTTAAAGGGCCGCGCTTGCGCATCCCGTTGATGGAGCCTTGAACACATCCAGGTGGAAAAATAGAGTCTTCTTGTATGTCTTGCTGTTGATATACCAAAGCCCATGCAGAGGCTGAAACTTCACTTCGGCGCCTAAATAGCGCGGGACCATTCCATTTTGGGTAGAGCCCATCTTCATCAGGTAGTACCTCTTCCTCGGAGCCTTCCCATGGTATATGGGACTTAGGCCATAGTGTAACCCAGTCTTCAGGTTCATCTGCAAACTCAAGTACGGCTGGCATGTTCATATAGGTGAACGGAGTCTTGCCACTAGACCAGTGCTCAGGATTTCTTATCTCTCGATATAGATCATTGGCAGCAATACGTGTTCCTACAATAAGTAACTTACCAGCATCGCCAAGACGAGTAATAACTTCTCGCTGTAGCCAGAGTAGTTGCTTCTCCCACTCATGAGCGTTGGTAGTAGTCACAACGTCATC